TTTATAACTCCGTATACTGCGCATAAATCCTACTCCTATTCAACGAATCAGGAGAGGATTCTTGCCGGTATCAGGTTTAGGTTAGGAAATGCATTAAGCAGTTCTAGATCAGGAGATATTATCCCAACAAATCTAAACAGGTTTCATAGTTCTGTTAAGCAACTATATTATTCAAATTACTCTTCATCACTAGAAAGCGGTAGTTTCGATAATTTTAATCAATCTACTTTATTCTTTACAAAAAGTTTAAGCGATAATGTAGCTATAGTCTCTATACCTCAGTTCTTGTACGGAGAGAATATTAAACCAAGCACGTTTGAATTCAACTCAGGATCAATATTCCATATAACAGACGATGGAGAAGGTAACCTATTTGCCTCTGGTGCAGTTTCGTATAGCCAAGTTATATCATCGTCTAACGATATTGTTACTTCCAACTTTCAAGTAACACAATCTAGCGAATACTCATCAATCCCGGATGGAGCAACTTTGCAGTTAGCAGCTCCTGTTACAGCCTATACCGGGAGTCTAGTTAAAGTAGAGTGGGCTGGAGCAGATGGACAATCTCCTTTTTACTTACAGTCCGGACTAACCCAGGTGAACATTATAAGTGAGTCTGTAGATCTAGCAGCACTTTCATTCTTAAGCGATTCTCAATTAGATTCAAACGATGTAGGTGTAGTGCAGTTTCAAGATAATGGAGCAGATCAAATTAACTTTTATTTTGAAAGCTCAAGTCAGGTTATTACCCCTGTAGATCATATAGTATACCAATCTGCCTCTATTGCAGACGGAGAGTACCTAGGTAACATTTTCTACAGTCACGGAATAGTAACTTTAACTAAATCTGATATAGCTGAAAGATTCCAAGAGCAAGTATTACGATCAGGCTCACTATCTTGGCAAGGCTCTCATACAATTTACGAACATACATATAACTGTAGATCAAATCAATCCCAGTTAAACTACTCATTAAATCCATCCACTTTTAATAGTACAACAGAAAGCGGATCAATTAACGACAATGTAACAGGAAGCTATTTCCAACCATACGTTACTACAGTCGGGTTATATAACGATGCAAACGAACTAATAGCTGTAGGAAAGTTAGGACAACCTATTCCCAAATCACAGCATGTAGATATGACGTTTGTTGTAAAATTTGACGCATAATGACACTTACTCCAGTAACTTGGAGGTATAGAGACAAACTCATTACTGAGATTGAAGACATGCCAGAAGGAACCTACGGGTTTATTTACATGGTAACTCACCTCCCAACTAAGAAAAAGTATATAGGAAAGAAAGTACTCTACTTTGAACGTAATGTTAAATTAGGAAAGAGGGCACTAGAGGCTCTAAAAGAAGAGAGGAAAGCAGCTGGTATCGGCGGCCGAGTGCCTGCTAAGAAGAAAGTAGTTAAAGAATCTGACTGGAAGACCTACTACGGATCTCAGGAAGATATCAAGAAACTAGCCCGTACCTCTAAACCAGAAGATTGGACTAGAGAGATTTTAGATTTCGTTCCCACAAAAAAACTGTTGACTTATTACGAAATAAAGCATATATTTAAGAATGATGCTTTAGAAGACTCAGACTTCCTTAACGACAACATACTAGGTAAGTTCTATCAGAAAGACTTCATTAAAGTTGGATCTTAGCAGATAAATTCCTATATTAAGAGGTAGAATTAGTTATACTCTATATGGATAATGGATTACTGTTAAATGCAGTCGAAAATGTTTTAGGTAAATCTCATAAGCGAGCAAGGGATAATTATGCGTTTCACTGCCCGTTTTGTAATCACCGCAAACCTAAACTTGAGATCAAGATAGTATCTGACGACAAAGGACATAATCCTTGGGAGTGCTGGGTTTGTAATACCCGAGGCCGTACCATTAAGTCACTTCTCCGACAAATGAAGATCGGAAAAGAGGAAGCTGTAGAAGTTTTAAAATACGTCAAGAAAGGTGAGAGGATTACTTACCACGACTTAGAAGTAGTCGAACTTCCGAAAGAATTTCAACCACTCCACTCAGCATCAACTACATCAATTATTGCAAATAAGATTAGACGTTATCTTTACAAAAGAGGTTTAACGGATAATGATTTCGTAAAGTATAACATCGGCTATTGTATGACCGGTGATTATGGAGGAAGGGTGATTATTCCTTCTTACGATGAAAATAACAACATCAACTTCTTTGTCGGCAGAACGTTTGAAGATGCTTTTATGAAGTATAAGAATCCATCTGCCTCAAAAGATATTGTTGTCTTTGAAAATATGATCAACTGGGATCAGCCTATTATACTTGTTGAAGGAGTATTTGACGCCATGGCTGTTAAGCGTAATGCCGTCCCAATCTTAGGTAAATCACTATCTAAGAGCTTAATGAAGAAATTAGTTTCTTCTAAGGTTCAAGACATCTATATAGCATTAGATAAGGATGCAGAGAAAAAAGCGATAAGCTACTCTGAGCAATTCTTATCAATGGGAAAACGTGTCTTCTTAGTCGATATGTTAGACAAAGATCCAAGCGAGATGGGTTTCTCTAATTTTACTCATCACGTTCAATCCGCTCAGGAGCTAACCTTCAGCAACCTCCTGAAGCACAAACTACAACTAGCATGATATATAGAGGTGCTAATGTGCTCAATGAGCATAAAAGAAAAAACTTAATGTACGATGGTCAATTAGAACAGATTACGTTCTTAGACAAACGCGTATATAAGAAAGAGGAAGGTGTTTACTATCCTTCAGTCACAACCGTTTTGCAGTATATGCCGAAGAATAAGTTTTTCGACAACTGGCTAAAAGATGTTGGACACAATGCAGATCTCATTATGAGAAAAGCAGCACAGGAAGGTACTGCTGTACACGAAGCTGTAGAAGACTTAATCGCAGGTAAGGAAATTACTTGGATGGACGACTTCGGCAACGCTAAGTACAACCTGACAGTATGGAGAATGATCTTAAAAGCAGCAGAGTTTTTTAAGAAACACAACCCAACCATCATTGCTGCTGAAGAATTTACATTCTCAGACAAGTACAAGTATGCAGGTACTGCTGATTTAATTGTAGAGATGGATGGAGAGATCTGGTTACTAGACGTCAAGACTTCAAACAACCTACACCGTTCTTACGACCTACAGTTAGCTGCATACGCTAAAGCATGGGAAGAGATGTTTGGTCAAAAAATTGAAAGAACTGGTATCTTGTGGTTGAAATCTTCTAAGAGATCAGAATCCAAGAAGGAAGGAGTCTACCAAGGTAAGGGATGGGAGATTAAGCAGATCGGAGACATTGATAAGAACTTCGATCTCTTTAAAACTATCTACAGTTTATATGAATTAGATAACCCGACTACCGAACCTATTTATAATAGTTACCCTACAAAAGTGAAACTATGAGATTAATAGAAGCCCTTCTTTCTGAAGCATCCGGCAGACCTAAAGCCATCTTTATGGCCGGTCCAGCTGGAGCCGGGAAATCGACTATATTGAAGAAACTGAATCTTGAAGGATTCAAAGTTATTAATGTAGATGATGCTTATGAAGAGCTTCTAAAGCAAGAATTCGGAGATGACATAGACTTTAGTAAAATGTCTCCTGAGCAATTATCTCAAGCTGCTAAGTTCATGGGAACAGCTCGCAAAGCTACTAAAGAAAAAGAATCTACTGCAATTGAGAATCTCGCTAGCATAATCATCGACGGTACAGGAGCAGCATCTAAACCTCTATTAAAGAAGAAGGCTAGTTTGGAGGAGATAGGGTACGACACGTTTATGATCGCACTATACGTATCCCCTATGACTTCTCTAAAGAGAAACGCAGACAGAGGTAGAAGTCTCCCAACACCAGCAGTATTAAATAGCTGGGCCGGATTAACTAAAAACTTAGAAGAGTATATGACTGTATTCGGAAACAATATCGCAATAGTCGATAACGATCCTGAAGATGCAGACAAAACATACGATAAAGAGACGGTAATGAAGATGTTCCCATCTCCAAAAGGGAAACCAAAAACTCCTGAAGAGCAAGAGAAGTCTAAGCAGAAAAAAGAAGAATTAAATCAGCAAATTGCTGATCTACTATCTAAAGAGAAGTCTACTAAGAGGTCTCAAATATCAGTGAGCTTTGAAGAAGCACAGTCAAAAGTCAAGCAATTCATTCAATCATGAAGATAGGAGTATTAGGAGGCGGATTTAAGCCACCTCACAAAGGACATTACGACCTAGCTAAGCAAGCTTTCGATCACGGCATCGGTGAGTTGAGGATCTACATTGGACCTAAAGCAAGATCAGGAGCTAATATCACTCAAGATCAAGCATTGCAAATCTGGCAAGAATACGCTAAGAGTTTACCGGGTAAGATTGTTTTAGAGAAACACCCCATGCCTATTAGAGCAGCGTATACCTTTGCTAGAGAGAATCCTGACCACGAAGTACTCTGGTTATTAGGTCAAAGGGAAGGTGATGAAGACGACACTAAGGATATTCATTCAAGAACTGCATCCTTAAGAAAAGATAGAGAGAAGCCTGAAGAAGAGCAGAAGTACAGAAACTTAGACTTTCAGCCTATATACGGTAAAAACGAAGTATCAGGAACTGCAGCAAGACAAGCTCTACAAGCAGGAGATAAAGAAGCTATTATGAACATGCTACCAGACGAAACCAACAAACAAAAGATTCTCGACATAATAGAATCACCAGAAGTTAAAATGGCAACCGCTATCGACGAGGTATTCGCTAACTTTGTATACGAAGAACAAGAAGAGGTAAAAGAGGTCACCAAAGGATCTGCAATAGCACCTGTAGCAGTACTTCCATCAGCAATGCGTCAAAAGCTTCAAAACTACACCACTTACTTACGCAATCTTCTACCAGATGTATTCGATGTCGAGTACAGACAAGATCATATTAGAGTATCGGTACCCTATTTTGATAAGAATAAAAATCACAAAGAAGATTGGACTCCTCACCAGAGACAGTTACCTGAACAAGCAGAAGAATCTAAATTCGATTTCACTCCTCATATCGCTTCTATTCTAGAGTACTGTATGTCTCAAGATATGAAAGTAGTACCTATTCCTGAAGTTAAGATCAGACAAGATGAAGAGAATGCTGCTAACTTATTCGGAAGGACAGGATACTATGATCCTCAAAGCAAAGAGATTGTTCTATATGTAACTGGACGTCACCCTAAAGATGTCTTAAGAAGCTTCTGTCACGAGTTAGTCCATCATATGCAAAACTTGGAAGGACAGAACTTAACGTTTTATACTACTGATGTTCATGCTGATGAGAATCTAAAAGCTATTGAGCAAGAAGCACACGCCAAAGGAAGCTTCTTATT